TTATTTAACTTCACATAAGCTATTGCACATTTAGGTGAGCATATCTTCTGCCCCATTGATCGAGGAGTATATTTAATATTACATATCTTGCAGGTCTTATCTTTCACGCAAACCCCAGCATTAATTGCTCAACAGTACCATCCAGATCATCTCTACTGTAGTTTGTGAGTATATGTTTAAGCACCGCATCAATAGTATTAGAATAAAGCTCTGCAAAGTTATCAGCGGTCATATTGGCAAAACTAATACTCTTGGCTTCAATCCTCACACTACCGTCCAATCTATGCGTAGCATCATAATACCCAGCCATTATTATCAAGTCTTTTCTAAATCTATCAAAACTCTTTTCAGGCGTAATATTCCACTTATTACCATTTAACTTTGGCGGTGTCCAATGCTCAAAAGCAAAGTTTAGCAAGGCAAAATATTTACGATGAAATTGTATGTTGCGAGGGTTGGTTATTTTAACTTTAACTGTTGCTCCTAACTTTATCTTTCTATATTCAATTTCAGAATCAAGGTCAGCAGGAATTAAACCTAAATTAACTTTAGTCAAAAAGAGGTTCATTTATATCTACTCCTATAGTTACATATGCTCGCAACAGTGTGACGGTTAGCTTCAAACTTATCTGCTATCACTTTGTATGTCAATCTGTATACCTCTCTTAGCTCTCTTATTTGAGCTACATCAATATCAGATAGTGTGGCTCTTTGATGATTCTCACCGCTTCTATGTGCCATATATACCCCCTTTAAAGTTTAAACAATTATAAACGATAATGTAACAATTATCAATCTATTGTTATCTTTTATAATGTCACAAGACTAAAGTAAATCAATAACTAATTGTAAAAAATGTAATAATTAAGATAAACATTGACAGCTATCAAACAAGGTGTTACTATTTATTTATATGAATTTAGAATTAATAAAATTAAGTGTAATCAAGCGCAATCCAGATAATCCACGCATATTAAAAGATGATAAGTTTAAGAGGCTGGTACAATCCATAAAAGACTTTCCTGAAATGTTAAAAATCAGACCTATTGTTATCAATGATAATATGATGGTGCTTGGTGGTAATATGCGTTTAAAAGCGTGCAAAGAAGCAGGAATTAAAGAAGTATCAGTTATCAATGCTGGTGATTTAACCGAAGAACAACAGCGTGAATTTATCATTAAAGACAATGTTGGTTTTGGTGAATGGGATTGGGATTTGCTAGCTGATGAGTGGGATATAGAGCAACTTGATGAATGGGGGCTTAAAACTTGGGATGTATCAGATGTAGATTTAGATGATTTTTTCGAAGATGATACAACAGATAAAGAAAATACTAATAAGATTGTGTTGGAATATAACGATGAAGAATATGCGAAAGTCATTGAATTATTTGGTAACTTAGAGGGTAGCAAAGAATCCATTATTTGGGATTTATTAAAAGCGTGAAGGTTTATTTGGCAGGGTTTAAGACTATTGAGAAATTATGGGATAAGTCGACAGAAGATATTTTTTTATTAAGTTCATTTATGGAGCATAGAGGTAAGCATAAAGGAGGTTATATAAGTCAAAAGAATCATATATTAGACTCAGGTGCTTTCACTTATCTTAATGGTAAAAAAACAGACAAAATAGATTGGGACAATTACATCTACGAGTATGCCAATTTTATTAATCAATATAAAGTGGATTTATTCTTTGAATTAGATATTGACCCGATTGTAGGCTTAAATGAGGTTGAAAGATTAAGGGGAAAACTTGAATCTATGACCAATAAGCAATGTATTCCAGTTTGGCACAAGTCAAGAGGTTTGGATTATTGGCTGAAGATGGTTCAAGATTATGATTATGTAGCCATTGGTGGTATTGTTACTCGAGAGATTAAACGAAACGAATATACGATTTTTTCAAAGTTATTAAAAATTGCAAGTGAGAATAATTGCAAGGTTCACGGGTTAGGATTTACCAATATGAATGGGATAAAAAAATTCAGATTTTATTCGGTAGATAGTACAAATTGGATGAGCGCAAGATTTGGCACGCAGGGTGCGTGTATATTTAAAAATAGCATTATAAATTGGTTCGCCAAGCCGAAAAATAAAATTAAAAAAGATATGAATTATATTAATTTATTTAATTTTAAAGAATGGGTCAAGTTTCAAGAGTACGCAGAGGAGTATTTATGAGTAAAGCAGTAGTATTATTAAGCGGTGGACAAGATAGCACAACCTGTCTATTCTGGGCAAAACAAAATTTTGATGAAGTAGAGGCTATTGGGTTTAATTATGGTCAGATGCACATACAAGAGATCAAACAAGCAGAGAAGATCGCCAAAGAGGCAGGGGTTAATTATGAGATTTTTAATGTTAAAGACTTGTTAGCAAAAAGCAGTTTAACGGAGCATTCAGACCATAACGAAGCCAGCTATATTGACAAGGACTTACCAGCATCATTTACCAGCGGTCGCAATATCTTATTCTTAACTATTGCTGGCAGTTATTCGGCAGAGAGAGGGGTTAACGATATTATCACAGGAGTATGTCAAACGGATTATTCAGGGTATCCTGATTGTAGAAAGACAACTATTGACGCAATGCAAAATACATTAAGCCTTGGTTATGGGAATGGTGATTATAGAATCCACACTCCATTAATGTATTTGAATAAAGCAGAGACTTGGAAGTTGGCAAATGATTTAAATTGTTTAGATGTAATTATTAATGATTCATTAACTGATTATGATGGTGATATGACTCTAAATGAATGGGGTAGAGGTAAAGCGGATAATCCAGCGAGCGAATTAAGAATGAAAGGTTATTATGAGGCTAAGGATAAAGGATGGGTTTAATTACAGCAACAAGATATCACGATATTAGTACAGGGCATAGAGTATCAGGACACGAAAACAAATGTGCGCATATTCACGGACATAATTACCGTTTTCACTTTACCGTAGCAACAGATAAACTTGATTCGCTTGGTAGGGTAATGGATTTTTCAGTTATTAAGGAAAAACTATGTGAATGGTTAGAAGTGAAATACGATCATAAGTTTCTAATGTGGGAGAAAGATCCATTAATTAATGAAATGACAAAGTTAGTCCCACAGGATATTGTATCAACTTATTTTAATCCAACAGCGGAGAATATGGCTCAACATTTAGTTGAAGTAGTAGCACCTATTCAATTAAAAGGAACAGGCTGTAAATTGATTAAATGCGTAATTGATGAAACAAGGAAATGTTCAGCGGCTTATGAAATTAAATATTAGTGAAATCTTTTATTCGTTACAAGGTGAGGGATTAAGAATTGGCACGCCAACTATCTTTATTCGTTTGCAAGGTTGTAAAGCCAAACACGCCTGTTTTAAAAAAGGCATTGCCTGTGATACAGAATTTGAATCGGGTAAAGAATGGGATTTAGAGCAAATATCAACTTGGATTGAATCTAATGCTAATGGCTGTACTGAAATAACTTGGACTGGTGGAGAGCCTACCGATCAATTAACAAATGAAATAATAGTTTGGTTTAAAAGTAAAGGATTCTATCAAGCAATAGAAACAAGCGGGTTAAATCCTACACCAGACGGATTGGATTTTATAGCTATATCACCTAAAGTTGGCGAGCATATTATAAAGAAGAACTTTAATGCTGTAGATGAATTAAAGTATGTTAGACATTCAGGTCAAGAAATACCACAACCAAGCATTAAAGCGGAACATTACTGGTTAAGTCCACATTCAGATGGGTTTGAAATTAACTCAGAAAACCTAAACCATTGCATTGAACTATGTAGGCAGAATCCACGATGGAAATTATCGCTACAATCACACAAAGTATGGGGAATATTATGAAGCAAAGGCATATTACTTGGTTAAATATTAAAGATAAAATTAAAAGCCTGAATTTAGATTCAAAATTAAAATACTATGGCGTGCCAAGAGGTGGACAAGCTATTGCCTCCTATTTAAATCCTGTAGACTCGCCAGAAGAAGCCGATATTATTATTGATGATCTAATTGATTCAGGAGCTACAAAAGATGCCTATACAGGTAAATATAATATTCCATTTATTGGGTTATATGATAAACAGAAAGAGGGTATTACTGAATGGCTTAAATTCCCGTGGGAAGAGGATGGTGATAGAGATATAGAAGAACATATGGCTCGTGTTATCCAATACTTTGATAATGGCAATCGTGAAGGCTTACAAGATACACCAAAACGCTACATTAAATTTCTAACGCAATTCTTAACACCTGACGAATTTAATTTCACCACTTTTGATGGTGAAGGTACGGATGAAATGATAGTGCAAACTAACATTCCTTTTTATTCATTATGTGAACATCATTTAGCTCCATTCTTTGGGGTAGCGCATATTGCTTACATTCCAAACGGTCGTATTGTAGGATTATCTAAATTAGCAAGAACGGTGGAGCTATATACAAGACGATTCCAGAATCAGGAAAGGATTACCACTCAAATAGCAGAAAGATTAAATGAAGAATTGAATCCGCTTGGCGTAGGGGTAATATTAAAGGCTCAACATTTATGTATGGCTATGAGGGGAGTTAAGAAACACGATGTGCATACGACAACCTCCAAAATGATTGGCGCATTTAAGGAAGATATGAATACGAGACACGAATTTTTAAACTTAATTAAAACCTAATATAACCTATCAGAAATGAACACAATGCAAGAGCTTAAAGACAAAGGCGGTAGACCATACACTGAAATTGACTGGGCGCAAGTTGAGAAGCTATGCGGCATCCATTGCACAGGTGAAGAGATAGCCAATATCTTAGGTTTTAGTTATGACACACTTGAACGAGCAGTTAAGCGTGAATATAATACGCCTTGTGCGGAGTGGATCAAGCA